AACCCTGCAAGTAAAATAATTATACCTGCATTTTCATCTGGAGTTACTATTCCTCAAACTGAAAGCGTGGCATATTCTGCAATGGACTATTTAAACAATTCAAATGAACCTACTAGAGTTTCTATGCTTGAAGAATTTATTACTAAATTTAATAATCTTCAATATCAATATCCATATTACTTCCAATCTATTGATGGCGTTTCTGATTTACTTAAAGTTGATCCTACAAAAGGCCAAAGAATATCAAATGACAAGAAAATTTCTATTACATGTCTTGAAGGCTTAGATTTAAGAATGAGTTACTTAATGAATCTTTATAAGAAGATTGTATGGGACGATGTTTATCAAAGATGGGTACTCCCGGATATGATGAGATATTTTACTCTCACAATTTATTTAGCAGAATTTAGAACTTTTCATACACCAAATGGTACTGATGGTTACGGAACTGGACAAATTCCTCTAGCAGCTGTTAACGTTCCTCAATCAAATGTAGACCCGAATCAATTAATACGACCAAAACAATATAGTCCAATAATTCCAGCACCAGCTCAGAATTCATTGGCTACGTCTCCTTTATATTTAAAAATATTAGATAATGTATTGCCTACATGGGTAATAACTTGCGAAATGTGTGAATTCGATATAACCGATGTAACACATGATCATTTAAATGGATTATCTGTTGCAACTGATCCTGCACAAGGCGCGGTTAAGTTTGGTGTTAAAATCGGAAACATTAAGGAATTACAAACTTATCCTACTTTCCAGCATATGTTTCTAAGTGATAGAAAACTTAATGGACTCAATAGAGCACAAGATACAATATCAACTTCAAGTGATTCGAATAGTTCTTACGTATATCCTGCAACATTACAAGTTGCACAGACCAGAGATGCGGCTTCACCAGACAATCAGCACATATCTGGAACACCTTATACAGAACAACGAAATAAACTTACAATTACTGATACTCAAGGAATTCTTCCCGATCCAGCTCCATCATCAGAATTAAATAGTCATTTTTATGATGATAGATCAGGACAGCCTACTACAGCGCCGGTTGATCCTAACAATCCAAACACAGTTATTGGAAATGCAATACAATTTGGGGCAGCATTTGCTAAAAATATTATCAAAAAAGTTGTTGATAAAGCTAAAATAACCGATATCCCAGGATTGGGTGTTTCATTCACAGAGATTAAAGCAGCGATACAATCAAAAGATATTATTAGTGTTTTAGGATTAATTAGAAAAGGCATTAACGAAACAGTTAAAGGATATGGCAATGCTCCATCAGAAAGATTGAATCAGCCTATTCAGACCGATAATATTATGCGTGGTTTTTTAACTACTCTTACAAAATCAGAAGCTACTGATGATGATACATTGGCATTACAAGGTGCTGCAAACATGGCGTTGAATGATGCAAATGTTTGGAAAAAAATAACAGATTTATCTTTAGCTACTAATCTTATTGGAAAAGGTGAAGTAAATAGCGAAAATAAAATTGCTAGTCCAAATACGTATACGCAAATACAACAAAAAGAATCAAACATAATTGTAATTCCTGTACCTGTAGTTCTTCAAAGAATTGATGCAAATGCTGCATCAGGAAAAATTAGCGAAGGAATTCTTAATCAAGGAAGCGCTTCAAGTTTATTAGCAGGAAATATTACACAAAATCAAATTAATGAAGGAATTGCTTCAGAACGTTTAGTATCTTCAACAGAAGGTGGAACAAATCCTGAACTTGCTGCATCTTCTAATTTAGGAGGTCAAATTGGAACAAATAATGTTCAAACATCGCCATCATCTAAATTAGGGACAAAAGTTGAAAATAATTCTACAGAAACCAAGGCATCAGCAAATTTAAGCGGTGATATTACGGGCAGCGGACCGCAGCCTAAGTCTTCAACTTTGTTAACATCGAATTTGCAAAATAATGTCGATATTCCAATCGCTTCATCGTTATTAAATTCAGGAATTCAAGGTAAAGTAAATCAACCAAGTGCATCAGTACTTTTGGCAAATGAATTAAATGGTGGCGAAAAAATTCCAGTAGCATCAACTTTATTAGGTTCAACAATAGAAGGAAATAAAATAGATAGACCTGCACCAAGTATTTTATCAAGAAAAATTGACGTTTCACAAGTTATAGAATATGCGCCAACTTCAGCATTTAAACCAATTGAAGATGGGAAGTTTAAACAACCAGATCCAGGTCAAGCAATTAAAAATGGACAAGAATAATGAGAGCTAAATTCATTAACGAAAAATTTAAAGAAGAATCAGATCCTGTAAAAGATATGGGTATTAGCGCGATCGCGGATCTTAAAAAACGAAAGTGGATTTTTTCTAATGCAACTATTAATGAAATTATTACTACTCGTGAGCATAAAATTCTGTTTTATCGAAATATGTATATCATACTTTATAAAGACGGTATAAATAATGACTGGCGAGCCGTAACAGATATTTATCCTATAGATTCAGGTTCATATATAACGTCATACGATATTGATCAAAATCGCTTAATTAAAAAAGTTAAATTGGCTATAGGAAAAAAAGTTAATAAATACGAACGTAAAAAGAAAGTAAACGAGAAATTTTCAGAAGATTCTGATCCTATTAGAGATATAGGAATCGGCATATATCGATCTGCAAATTATGAAACAGCAAATCAGGCCGCTAAATTTTTAATTAAACACTTATGCACTATTCTTAAAGTGGATAAAATTCCAAATAATATTATTAAAAAACATGATGATCCATTATTATTGCAAAACATAAATCAAAAATATTGGCCAATTTTAAAAGAATTTATGATGAATTATATTAAAACACCAGATGGCAGAAGAGAGCTTTCATTTTGGTCAAAAATTTTAAGTGAAGTACTTAGATTACTACGGAAAAAAGGATATCCCAAAGATGTTAATGAAGCTTTTACTGAAGGTGGAGATCCAATACGAGATATGGGTATTGGAGTATTTGTAAAGAAAACATATAATCATGCTAATGTTGCGGCAAAACATATATATACTAATTTGTCAGATATAATGAAAATGGATAAAATTCCTGATGACGTTATTTATCCCATAGGTTATGTAGATCCAAAAACAGGAGTAAGATTAGCGTTTAATTCAGAATATTTAAAATTAATTACAGATTATTTGCATAAATACATTATTAACGACACATCTTTTAAAAGTCAAACACTAAGAGAATTGTATCAAATATTAATAATGGCAGGGTACCCTAAAAATAAATAAATTATGCCACAATACTCAGTAGATATAGACTTTATTCAAAATGACCTTCACGACAACGATTGGGTTGGCATTGTTATTAACACCAATGATCCTACGTTTTCTGGAAGAGCTCAGATTCGTACACTTGGATTAATGGATGGAATAAAAGACGAACACTTACCTTGGGTTACTCCAATCAACTCAACAATATTTGCGGGTAATGGCGCAGGTTCTTTATCTGTTCCTAAAGTTGGGCAATTTGTTAGAGTTCAATTTAATAATGGAGATCTTTACGCTCCTGAATATACGACAATTCAAAATATCGATACAGATTTAATAAAAAGAATTAAAGATGATTATCAAGGGACTCATGTTCTATTATATGATCCGGGCGAAGAGCTTACAGTTATTTATCAAAGAAAAAGTGGTTTTCAGATTTTTTACAAGAGTTCTTTCTTTCAAATAACTCCTGACGCTTTAGTTACGTTATCAACTCCAAACGGAGATTCAATTGTTCAGATGGACACAGATACGATAAATATATCGACTAAGAATGAGGTAAATATTTCGGCAGCAAGTAAAGTCGAAGTAACAGCAGATGAGGTGAAAGTAAACGGATCACAAACTACAAAAATCGGTCCTGGACCTTACAATCATGCTTTAATGGCTGAGCCATTCTGGGCTTTACTTTCAACAATGGCGACTGCATTAGATGCTAAAATGCCCGCCACTCCGGGAGTAAATGTGGGATTAGTAGAAGCTGCTAAACAATCAGCAACATCAACAAACGTAATGATAAGTGTATAATGAGAGCACGATTTATAAATGAGAAATTTAATGCTGATTCCGATCCTGTTCATGATATGGGAATAGGAATAGAAGAATTCAGAAAGCAAGTAACAAAATTAGAAATTACTCGAGTTCTTGATGCCTTAGATTATCAAACAGTAAAAATTTTAACTGATTTTTTCAATTTACCTATAGAGAAAATTTATTATTTGGGTGATATATATAAGCGTGTTCCTGATAATATTGATGATATAAATAAAGCTATTGATGAAGGAACGGAAATATTTAATAAAAGCATAAAAACATCTGGACATCGTAACGAATACTCAATAATAAAAGGATATAAAACAAAAGCTGGAAAGTTAATTACAATGCATTACACTTATGAAGGTGAAGTTCCTGAAGACAATGATGATGTGATGCAATACATTGGAGATATTTATGCAGTAATTGAATTCGATTCAAAACAACAATTATTGCCAATCATAATGAAATTTCATTAAAATGAGAGCCAAATTTATAAACGAGAAATTTACCGAAGGCGGAGACCCTGTAAAACAAATGGGCATAGGCGCGTTTAGTAAAAAATATGTTCAACGCGAAATTGAAAAAATGCGTGGGCATAAAGAAGAAGATGTTATTGAAGACTTTATTACTGACTTAGCAAATGATGAATATGGAGCCGCATTTGATATTTATTTAGATTTTGATCAAAAAGAAGAATTATTTTGGCTTTTCCTCCTTTTAGGAAAGAAACGAATTAAAGTAATTGGATTTAATCCTGATGATGAAAAAGTTCCAGCCAAATATTATGGTGATTGGAGAGATCAATTAACTTATGTATATGATAAAAAAATTAAGCCATTGTTTAATAAAGGTTGGGAAGAATGGAGTAGTGAAGACAGTGGTGGAGATTGGGAATACATTTTAATAAAATACGATAATTAATATGAGAGCAAAATTCGTAAATGAGAAATTTACAGAAGGCGGAAACCCAATAAAAGATATGGGCATAGGCATAAAGGGTTTAATTAAACGTGAATGCAAAAAATTTATGGATGATGATTCGCAAAATGTAGGATTAGCAATCACAGATAATTATAATAGTATTGATAATTTATTTCTTATTTCTATAGAAATGCATAACGTTAAGTTTGTATCTCACTTACTTGAATGTGGTGCAAATATTCATATTTTAAATAATACTGACACTGCTGAAATTCCGTTAAGATATGCTTTTTTCAATGATGATTATCTCATGGTTAAATGTTTATTAGAACATGGCGCAATTGTAAGCAAATCATTTACTGATAAGTCTGAATTGGATAATTTATCTGATGATAATCCCGAAAATAGAAAAATAAAAACTTTATTAAAAAGTCAAATAAAATATGATAAATAATGAGAGCTAAATTAGTTAACGAAAAATTCACAGAACAAAGTGATCCCATAAAAGATATGGGCATTGGCGGATTTATCACGAATAAAAAGAAAATCATAGATATGTATAATAAAAATATATCAGGTTATTATTTAACGTATGATAATTTTCTCATAGCATATCACTCTAATAGTAAAAAAGCTTTGTGGGATTTTGTAGATGAACATGAAGATCTCAACAAAGATAACAAAGATATCTTTAAAGATTCAGTACATTGGAGAATTGTAGAACGATATAAACCTTTAAAATAAAAATATAAGATGAATTTTATAGCATTTAAAATGTGGTTATCTGAAGAATTACAATCTTTTAATGTAGATGGCTTTAATGTGCCAATACAAATTGTTAAAAAAGCAGATTGGCAAAAAGAAAAAAAAGACCCTACTGAATTTGATGCTGATCATGATGTTGTAAGAATTCGTGATGATTACGATTATAAAAAGGATCCTACAGGATGGATGAGACACGAAATGATGCATTACAAATTACATCATACAAAAGGATGGAAAGATGATGGAAAGGAATACCCGTACAATAGTACTGAAGTTAAAGCATATACTAATCAATTTAAACATTTAAAGAAAAAGGGATATAAAAGTTTTAAAGATGTTCCAGGTTTTGACAAATCTAAGGAGTACGATAATATTTTAAATAAATACTGGAAAAATGCATAAATTTATAGCTTTTAAAAATTGGCTTATGGAAGCGAAGAAAACACAATCAAAGAAAACTGAGTATGGGTGTGTAATGCTGTACACTCAAATACCTGATTGGAATAAAAAATTAGCAATAATTGATAAAGAAGATATTTATGATGATGAACTCAAAGATTACGGATTGGAACATACGCCACATTGCACTCTTTTATTTGGAATTCATTTGGATGAAACTGATCCTCAAGATATTAAAAAGTTTATAGCAACTTTCAAACCAATTACCGTTACGATAGATACGATATCTGGATTTAGTAATGATGAATATGATGTAGTTAAGTATGACGTGCCTGTTATTCCTGAGTTAAAAAAGTATTATGAAGCTTTACTTGCGAATCTTCCTAATACACAAAATTTCCCGGGTTTTCACCCACACATAACAATTTCTTATGTTGTTTCGGGTAAAGGAAAGAAATATCATCAAAAGGTACGTCCATTTAAAGTTAAATTTAATACAGCAGTTTATTCATATACCACAGGAAATTCAACTAAAATGAATAGAATCAAAATTAAATTAGATGAATAAGTTTATAAAAGCATTAATCGATAAATTCAATAAACAATTTACACAGGAATTCAAACGTCAGAAACAATTTTTTAGTAAGCCTGACGTTTTGATTGCTTTAAGCGTTACGTCATTAGCTTTGCTTAATAAATTTGCTCAATCTCATAAAAGTAAAGATGAAATAAAACAATTCATCAATGGAAGTTCACAAATTAAATCAATACTTGCTTTCACTTCTACTAATGTTGATGATGATGATTTAAATGATTTATTGAAAGTTTGTTTAATACCTATGATACCTAACGATTTGAGTTCAGGAGATTTTATTTCTTTAGCAACTTCTGTAAACGATATTAATTCGAAAATTAATTATAACAAATTAAACAAATTAATTCTTAAATTCGAGAATAATACAGTTATGATATTAACGTTTTCGTATTTATTTGCTCATATAATTACAATAACAAAAGATTTATTTGCAACTGAGTTTCCATCACCACATAGAACAAAATATAATCAAAAACTTATACGAAATACGTACGGACTTTTGAAACAACAAATCAAAAACGTATCTAAAATCGAAGCAAAACAAATAAATGATTTACTTTCAGGATTAAATACAATAGATGATATTCTGATTGCGATTGCATTGACCTCGACGATTTATATCGCAAATAGAAAAATATTGCAAAAACAATCACATGCAACTTTACAAACAATTGCTTCTGAAAATGTATGTATTGATTTAACGCCTGCATTCGATGTGTCTGTTAATAAGATTCCTTTTCAAATTAGTTTAAATTGTCCTGTGATCACTGATGATGTTCCAGTGCCACACGAACCAATAGAGTTGAAGTTGCAAAATCCAATCTCATGTGAAGTCAATCAAAATCTCGAAGTTGTAATAGATGCAACACAATCTCCTGATTTAGCAACATACGCCATAGTACGAAACATAAGTAAATCGATATTTGTTCCTACAGTTGTGCCTGATGCATTTTTAACTCAAGATAAAGGAATCGCTACATTTGAAGGAAAAGCTTTATTTTCTCCAGTAACAGGATATGTAGATAAAATAAGCGTGAATGAAGTTGTATTACGAGATATCTCAGATCAAGATAATTTCTTACAAACTCAAGTTGATTTACTAAACGCAGATTATCAACGATTAAACTACATTAATGCTTTTCTTAAAGACTATTATATCGAATCATTATATCCTGTGTTACTCAATGTTTCTGTTACAGATGATGCATCAACTCATGCAACAAAGAATTTAGCTATTGGCGTAGATGTTCTATTCGGACTTACAAAAAAATCTTTTGCTAATATTAAGGCGAATTACGAAAAACAAATAAAACAAATAGCCGGTAAAGATAATATTGAAAAGAATGCCAAAAATGAAACGCTTGACGTAATTAAAACAGAATTAGAAGATGCAGCCAAATTATTCTATAATAACGAACAATTAATGGCAACTAAAAGTAAAAATGATGCAAAAGTTGTTTTGGCAAGACCTGATGAATTTATTTTATTCGATTATTATACATTAGATATCGGGAGTATACTCCATGACTTAGTAAATCCTACACCTGTAGAAATACAATACACAAATATTATTGATGATATTATTCGTAAAAGATTTGTTATTGACAGTTATGGAAAAGAAAAATTGACAAAGAAATTAAATGATTTATTGCAAGTGATTATTGATAAGTCAACTATTATCTCTTGGTTTGATCAAGCGCAGGCTATTTACAAAACAAGTAAAAAAATGGATGATGTTAAAACCTGGCTAACAGGGTATGCAAATAAAAATAAGAAATTAAATGTTGATGATAAAATCATACAAGTTAATAGAGCAATCTTTTTATTTAATTTGTTTATTGATGCAGATCAATTAGTGCAAAAATACACGATACTTAAAAAAGAATCAAAACCTTTATTAGAAACAATTAAAGAAGGAAACACTATTTCTACGTTTTTCGGGGATATTTGGAAAGAGCGTGATTCACTTCCTATTGAAATAACAAACATTGAAAATTTAATCGATAATTTAAACACGTTTTCTATATATTCAATTACAGATTACAAAGGAGCTCAAGCAAGATTATACATTCTTTCTGATGAACCTGTATGTAAATCTCTTGAAACAGATCCTCGTTTAAATCCTAAGTCTAAATATGGGTATGGCGATATTAAATATTGGTTAAGATATTGTTCATTAGCTACATTGGCAAGTGTTACAAATCCTGCAACTGGATGGTCAACTGGATGGTTAATACCTAAGCCTATTCGTTTACCTGTTGTGTATATTCCTTTTAAATCAATTTCTACAAAATATGGGTTCTTAGTTATTGGACTAACTATATGTGGCATCTGGTTCTTTCCATGGACGTTATTTGTAAATATGACGTCTAATTATCATACGCCTTTGTTAGACCCAACTATTTCATTAAAGAATGAAATTGATGTTCTTAAAAAATCAATTTCAATAAATATTAAAAATTTAAAGAAAACATTTATTAAGAAAGCATTGGACGATAATAACGCAAAACTTGATGTTGTCAAAGATAATTTAATTAAATCTCAAAAACAATTAAAAGATATTAAAGCGGCTAAACCAAAAAAATATAATGATGATGCTTCGAAAAATAAACAATACACTCAGCAATTAGCAACATGGACTGAAAAGAATCTTGTGTTTAATGAAGCAATTTTTACATTAAAAACAAAAAAATGGAAATTGGAAAAAATATCTGCTGTATTAAGTAATGCGCTTAAATCAGGAAGTTCAACTAAAGACGTTGATCCTGCGTTGACGCAATCAGAAAAACAAATAAACAAACAATTAGATAATTTAAGTGCAATGACAGATAACATAGATAAAACATTATCGCCTCTTCCAATTTCTATGACTCCTAACACTGCAAACTTTGGAATAACTCTAAAGAACACTAAACCAATCATTAAGATTGCTGATCAGTTAGACAATAATGTAAATGAAAGCATAGTTTCTTCAATAACAAAGAAGTTTAAACTTCAGAATGCTCCGATGATGTCGACAGCATATAAAAATACATTATCTACAACTGTAATTAATTATAGCGCATATAAAAAAACATTAAGCGCTGGAATGAATACGATGATTGCAAAAGATCCATTCCCGAAATATGAATTATTATCACCAACAAACATTCCTTACGTCTCTTTCTTGTATAGAGATTTCGTAACTGCAGGAGCAAAAACATTCGGAATTCCAGGTCAATTGCCTCTTCCAATTTAGAGATAAATAAAATAAATCATTGATGAAAGCCCAATTTGTATTTGAAAAATTTAGTGAAGAAGACGACCCGATACATAGTATGGGAATTGGAACTCCTCTCAGTATCGCAGGTGGATATTTGCAGAAATATGCAGATGCACATGGCTATGAGTTTCAGATGGTGCCTATTCGTAAACAAGAATCCCCAATTATGTTTGTTGATATTAAACCATATTTTGAAGTATTAACTAACCATGAAGGCGGAGCAGCTGTATATGTTTACAAACACAAATACACAATAACTTATATGCCTCATCAAGCTCCAAACATTTATTCATTAAGAAAAGAATGGGTAGGATATGCTCGTAAACTTAAACGTGGAGATAATCTTCCGCTATTCTCTACGGATAAATATGAAGATAATTTTAAATTACGTGAATTAAAACAAGATATGAAAGCTGGAAATGCTAAAGAATGCGATGTTAAACAGAATTTAATGGGAAGATATAGAAAAGATCAAATGCCTGATATAATTCAAAGAATTGATACAAATATCAAAAAAGAAGTAAAATAGTGAAAATAGTCAGAGAACATATAAACGAAAAATTCACAGATAAATCTGACGCTGTACAAGATATGGGCATTGGCATGTATCAAATATATAAAACTCTTAAACAAGGTGATCTTGTAAGATTTAAAAAACGTTTAGATATTGAAAATAGCGAGCCTCCTCGTTTTTATTCAAAGGGGGGAATTATTGAAATTGATCAAGTAACTTATAAGAAAAATGATGACATAATTATTCAATACAGATATTACCCGGATAAAACTTTTCTAAGAAATAATTCGCCTTCACGATCAGATATCTGGGGATGGAATTTCGATTTTTTTAAAGAGTATTTCGAACCATTTAATCGAAAACAAATATACGAGAAATTTAGTGAAGATAACGATGCTATACAAGATATGGGTATTGGTGCAGTACACATGTATAAAGAATTATTTGACAAATTTGGAGCTGCTGATAAACAACAGGCAATCTATACGATTGCCATTAATGATGATCATATAGATTTTTGGTTTAGCAATATTGTTCTCAGAGAAAAATCAAAAGCTCAGTTACTTGGATTAAATAACTATGTTCAAAAACTTATTACAAAATTGGGCTATGATTCAATTTTAATCAATCCTGAATTTCATCAATGTTATTTTGTTGCTTATAAAAAAACAATGCCAAGTATTGTACGATATAAACTTGTTCCTGCGGTTCAACATATAATTAAAAACGGAGAATATAGAAGAGAATTTCCGGAATTTAATGTAACATTTGTGGATTATGGAAAATTGAATAGCAAATATGAAAAGGATGCAATGCAAGAAGTAAGTGAAGATAGTTAGAGAACATATTAACGAGAAATTCAGCAATCAATCCGATCCCATAAAAGATATGAGTATTGGTATGTTAAACGTACGTCAGGATTTTGAATCAGATGAAGATTTATATAAATTTGTATGTCAATATTTAATTCCTCATATAATTCATAGTGATAATATTAAGAGTATTATTAATACTGATGAAGAACCTAGACTTAATGGAATTGGAATAATTAAAGACCCATTTTTTGCAAGAATATTTCAATATTGCAACACATATTTAAGGGTTAATGGATATAAAGCTGGCATCAATGGTCATGATTTAAAACAACATATAATGTACGATAAACTTCAAGAATCATTTACTGAAGATTCTGATCCTGTAAAAGATATAGGAATAGGAATACCTGGACTTATTAAAGATTCTTCTAAAAAGATTTTTGAATTAGATCAAAAATTTTTAGATAAAAATGAATATTCATTCGTAAATAAAAATGTTCAAGGAACTATTATTGAATCTATTGTTATTCGTGAAAATTCGTATTTTTTAAATATGTATGGTGATCGGGTTGTTGGCAGAAAAGGAATTATCTTTAATAAAGTTACGTACTGTAGAAAACTCATTAAAGGAGTTGGATTAGATCATCTATTTAAGACAATCACAGGTTTTGAATTTGATGAACCGGATTCTTATCAGGGAGTTAAATGTATTTATAAGAAAAATACTAAAAAATATTTCCAAAAATTTATAGGAAAAACAATAAATTCATTTAAATGAAATTAGTTAGAGAACATATAAACGAGAAATTCGAAGAAGAATCTGATCCTGTAAAAGACATGGGAATTGGTGCTGAATATGACATTGTACTCATGGATAATTTTAAACCCTTTTTAGATGAGTATCATAGAAAATACAATCCGTACTACAATGATCCGTTAAAAGATCAAATGAATTTAACAGGAATGAGAAAAGGTTTTGAAGAATTTAAAAAAGAAATTGAGCCATTTATTATTGGAAGATTCATTGAAGGAAGAATGTGGCAAGTAAATAAAGGATGGGTTACGAAAAAAATTAAAGTAGTAAAGATAAAGAACGCTGGTTTGAAATCATTATTTCACCCTCATGCTTTACAATTTTTTCATGTAATAGGTTTGTATTATAATAGCATTAGTCTTATGGAAAGCGAATTTGCAATTTATTTAATAAGGCCTTATCACGTAACATTAAAGTTTTAAAAATGAAATTAGTTAGAGAATATTTAAACGAGAAATTCTCAGATGAGTCCGATTCTATACATGACATGGGAATAGGAAAACCTATGTTAATTCGTAAATGGATGGAAAAATATGATATTGAAAAATATACAATTAATTCTGATCAAACAGTTGATATTAATTCAAGTATAAATTTTTTCAAAAAATCTTTAGATGAATTGCCAGAATTTATTCAAATAAATCATCTTAAAGGAGATTTAAATTTTTATGAAAGTGGATTAAAAAATCTCCACGGATTTCCAAAAACTATGTCTGGAAATATTTACTTAGGACATAATGAATTAACATCTATTAAAGAATTACCAACTGGAGACATAATTAACTTAATGTTATTTGAAAACAAATTAACATCTTTAAAAGGCTGTACTAAATCAATTAGAGGTGATTTTAATTGTTCTAAAAATCCTCTATTACATTCTCTTGAAGGGATGCCTGTTGATATACAAGGAAATTTTATTTGTTATGGAATGCCAAACATGACAGACAATTATGTTCATCTATTTCTTCATAATAATAAAATTCATATATGTGGTTTAAAAATTATAGGTGCAGATGCAGCCTTTGCAGAAAGTTACTCATAACTACCACTCACTTAAGATCGATCGTTTCCATCTATTTTTTACCCATACATACAAATAATTTCCATCGGTAACCACGTGCATACCAGATAACGTAGAACAATCTTTGGGTGGTTGATTAAAGAATATATTTTGGTCAGCGTAAGATGCACTATGGACACTTGGTGTTTCAAGAGATGAAAAATCAACTTCAAGTTTATGTGTACTTGGATCCATTTTCAACGTCACATTATCGATATCTTTTTCAATATGATATTTAACGCCATGTACTAAATCCTCAACAGAAATATGTTGAGGCGCTCTCCAAGAAACAGAATTAACCTCAACAAATGTCTGTGATCGATCGATATGTTCGTTATCTGTTTTATTTAATCTCATGATACTTGAATTAATCCCTCATATTTTTTGATAATTGTATTTCCGTAACTATCGTATGCTGTGCATTCTACATCGTATACTCCAGCAGTATCAAATATGTAAGGAATACTTTGATTAAATACTTTCATTAAAACAATACTTGAATCGTGTTCTACGATTTCCCATATATTCTTTTGATTAAGAAGATAATTTGAAGAATCGTATTGTGCTTGTAATATTACGAGTGTACTTATGTCTACATTCAAAGGTTTACTTTGATCATATGTAAAGTAGGTCTTATTGATTAAATTATCTGAAGGTTCATACCACTGTTGATTAACTTTATCTTGATCGAATAAAATATTAATGAGTACAAATGTGTTATCAAGATAATATTCCTGACAATATGAATTCTTCAAAAAGATTTGAAAATTATTTGATTCTTCATTTGCGCTTTCAGTATTAATTGTAAAATCAGCATAGGTAGAAAATGCATGTTTTGCGTTAATAGTGTAAGTGCTTGGGTTGTTTACAAAGAAATCGGGCACAGGAAAATCAAATGTATGTGTCGTTCCGCTTACATCTAAAACTTTATATGACGATCCCCATGAATATCCATTTGTGTTATGTGTAATAATAAGTCCAACTAATTGATCAACTTCAAACTGATATCCTACAATATCTGCCGTAAAGTTCAAACCATTGTTGCTAGGATTTATTACATTTCTATATGTGTTATTCAAAATGTAAAGATCACTTGACGGATCAATAATAAATGTTGAAGAAATTTGATCAAGTGTGGCAGATGCGGGTTGTCCCATAGTTGCATTTATAATATGAGCACTTGATTCTGAAATCAAAGAATATTTTCCTTTATCAAATTTGACTAATCTAACATCATCTCCAGAATAGAATTTTTGAGAATATGGATCGATTGTGATGATCAATCCAGATACATCGATAACTCTTTCTGTTAAGTTAATAAATCTATTGATTGAATTAGGCTCAGGCACATCTTGGAAGTATGTAATTGAAGGCACAGAAACAAAAGCATTTCCGCTTGGATCAATTCCTAGAGATAATTCCTGTAATGGAATAAGTCTGTCATATATTGGCGCATTATTTTCTGATATCAAAGTACTTACTTCATCTATAGTCATAAATGTATTTGAACAAACATTATTGCAACAAGCATCTATAGCTGTACATAATGTAGGTGCTTTAGTGAATACAGAATATAACTCTTTGGCTGGATTATACATTAACGTATTGTAATCATCCCATGCAAATAATTCAATATGATAATCTCCAATATGATTAACATACATTGTGTATATGCTATTATCTGAAAAATACACATTTGGATCGTTTCCGCCAGTTTTTCCTGATGGATCTGCCCAATAATATGCACTTGGATCAAATTGGAACAATCTCATACGTGGAGATTCATACACAGCATTGACAGTTATCATTTGTTCAATTAAGCTTGTATCATAATTGAAGTTAAGATAAAGAGTTAAATTTTCTAAAGTATCTGGCACATTGCCAGTATTCATATAAAGTTTGCCATCTAAAATATCGAGATAGTATGATTTATCTCCGAAAGTTTGTTTATTGCCGCTTGAATCTAAAAACTTAAAATATTGCATACTTAAAAGAGGCACACGATAATTTGCATCATAAGCGTATTGTAATCTTGCAGATACATCAGGAGCAAATTCTGCATAATCATGGAAGCCAACTTTATCACCCATAGAAGATTCCATAATGTAATCATAGAATTTAGAAGGGTCAGGATAAATTGAGTAAGCAATTGAATTAATCCAGTCATCAATGCTCGGATCTCTTAAATATGCTTTTTCTAAAAGTACTGTTAAGTTTGTTGACGCATTAAAAAATATTGTAGATACATCATGAGTGTTATAGAAACGTATTTCATTTTCATAAACAAATAAAGGATTCGTGCAAACATTTGTTCCTAACACGCCGCCTAAAGGTTTTTCAACTGATAATCTCCAAAGAATATCTGCAATATTAATGAAAGGATATTGAAATGATGAACCCACAAGTAAAAATGCATCTGGATTAGCAAGGTATAATGGATCTGTAATTGAATACGCGTTATTAGCACAAGAATCATTAGGATTCCATGCGTATTGAATCATATCGCCGAATCTCATGGGAAGATTTGCTGTAGTTGTATTTGTCAACTCCAAGAAAGTCAATTTAATACTTGCATCACCCATAATCAATTCAGACATATTATCGACTCCGTAAGGTGTTAATGTTTGCTCAATAGAATAATTGAATCCAAGATTATCAGTTTCATAAACAAGATTTTGAATTCTTTCAAAATAAATGCCTTCTCCAGTTATGTCTGTGATTCGACAGTTAACTCCTATTATATTTTTTTCAAGCCAATTTTTTAATCCTAAAAGTTTAACAAAAACTTCCTGAAGATTATATGTATAACAGTTTTCTGTTTCAGGTGTGCCATAAACATCTAATTGTCCTGTTTCTCTTGTCAAACAATAATTAAGAGATAATTGATTTAATTTCTTGATTGTTTTTCTTTGTTCAGGACTAAACATTAAAATAGTTTGTGTTCTATCCTTTGCTTCGTACGGAATGATAAGAGATATTTTTTTGTTTTCTTTAACATTCAAGAACCATTCACGAATATAGATGTCATCATAGCCTAACCACCTGATTGCATTTATCAAACCTTTGTAAGTTCCAATAAATGGCATGATTTTATCATACTCTAGAATAATATGTTTTGATTTATAGTTTAAAATTTTCCAATCTGGCAAATCTTCGTTAATATCTGTTTCTTTAAAAATTTGTTTCATTCCGATTGGATCAGGCAAACCAAAGTTTGCTATAAGTGTTCGAAATCTTTCATCTTCTCCAATAGCTTCAGCATTAACTACAATTTCGGCAATTGTATAAAGTGTCGTGCCAACTAAATGATACATTCTAAGAATTCTTTCGTAAACACCCTCATTATCGGCTTTAAATCCAATGTTAACCTGAATAGGAACGTTAGCTTGTAATGTGCTTGTATCAAAAGCAAGTGAATCCGTCCAAGTTATTTCATTGGTGGCTTCATTAACATTGAAAAAAGAAATTTGATCATCGTCACCAACAAATTCCATAACTAAAATTGAATTAGTAGGATCATAAGGACGTCTATATTGATCTTTAGCAAATTCATCTAAAATGTAAAGCGTTTCTGTTTCAACTAATCCTGATGCGACAGGCTGTAAGAAAATAGCGCTGGCATAAGTTACAGAAGGATAAACAAAATTGATACTTAAATCTCTAATTTGCAGGCCGCTAATACTTTTTGTATTCGGATTCGAAACATTCGAACCAAATATAGAAACATCAATGGTGTCTATAGATACATCAGACGTGATATCCTGAGAGACGCTGTTTAATGCATATGTATAACCTACTGACGTATCAGTATGATCATACAAATAGCCACCACTTATCATTTCTGCTGAAATAGCATGCCCGCTTGGATCTGTTATCAGAAATCCTTCTGCACCGGTGCCAGTAGAATCTGTAAAAGTTAATTGTATTAAAGGATCAGGATTCCAATTTAACTGGCTTCCTGCCTTATCAAATATTTTAAAATTTTGAATGTTCATATTAATTGATGTTCATTGATTTTTTATCATGTGCGATACTAAGCCATTTTTTAACTATTTTAGTTTCTTCAATAAGTTGATTAAGAAGCGCTTCTATAGTGCTATACATTGGAACTTGTAATTGATTGGCATACATTTCCGGAGAAATACCCTTTTTTAGTAATTGACCTTTGTACTTAAATCCCATATTAAGATAAACATCATTAAAATGTTTAGACTGATAATAATACGAAGGTCTGGTCGTATATAAAGCTCTTTTTGTTACATTTGCTGATTTTGCCATAATTATCCTGTGATGTTATTTACGATTGCTATATTGTTTTCTGAATTGATATTTTTCTGAGTATATCCTCTTACTTGGATATTTACATTTGATAATTTATTCTTAACTAAACTATCTTCATAAAATGTTCCTTGCGCATTTTCAAAGTTTCCGCGAATTAATGCGTATAAATCATTAACTGGAACACTATTTCCAAATGCGTCTTGAACAAATCTTTGAAGAATGATATCACCATAATCATCTATTCCATAAAATGTTTTATAGATGTTTAAATTTTTTGCGTCGGCATCAAACCAAACGTTAACTGAGTCAACACCATCAAGTCCTTCAATGATTCGAATTAAATCTGAAACAGGAATTCTATCTCTACGAGTATTTTGTAAAAAATAATCGGATGTTGATGATATGATGGCCTGTCTAACTGTATCATATGCTGCACCTTCCCATAGTATAAGAGACATATTTATTGAAAACTTTGGAAATTGCAAATTTAAAATAGCATTATCAACAGTTAAAATTCTTTGACCACTTTGTTCGATATAATCTAAGATTGCAGTTTTTTCATTATCTGACATAACAAAAGCGTCTAATGAACACGTATAGTAATTTTCATTTGATTGAATTCTTTTGTTAACATCAGGAACTAAAAACAAATAAACTGTGTTATCATCTTTCTTTTGAGCTTCTACTTGTTGTGTATAAAAATTAAGTTGTGATGAAGCATTATCTAATTGAGGCTTTAATGTTGTTGCCTTAATTGAACTAACTCCATTTGTAGAAATTAGTTGTTGATACTGAGTACTTAATTGTTCAAATTTTGTTTTTGCTTGATTGTATTTATCTAATGCATACTGATCTTCAAAGGTTGCAAATCCAGGTATAGCATCAATTATGGTAAAAATGTTTAATTTTTTAAGAAAGTAAATATAATTATTTTGATTTGCCAAAACAAAACTTCTTGACATATGTGGTGCCAATAATCTTGTTAAATAAAGAGGTTCTTCCTGAGCACCAAACATAATCTCATTTTTAATAAGAACATTAAGATATTTGTTTAAATCGAGTTGCTCTCCATTCATTAAAAATCCCGGTGTGCTAAATTTCCAAGTATTATTCAAGTTGTTATTTTGAGCATTTAAATTTCCTGCTGCTCCATCAGTTAAAAGATATTCGACTAAAATTGTTGATCCAAAAGGAGGCACTGCACCATTGTAAGCATTACCAAAGAAAAGATCAATACCACCAGTTTGCCCTGTTTTAACCATTACCGCTGGTTGATCAAGAGTCATATCAATAATTGAATCGACAACATCCCATTTTGCTCCATTAACAAAAACATTCACATAGTAATTATCTATAGAAGCACCTTTTTTATTCTGGAAGTTGTATGATTGTAATGGGTCTCCGGTTCCGGTTGCTTGCTGAAATTCTGTTTTTCCTTGAACGATGTTTACTTCTACTGTATTTGTTACACTACTTAAATCAAAAACTAATTCTTCTCCAGGAAGTGTAACTGTGTATACTAAGCCATTTTGACTATTGGCAATTAACGTATAGTTAGGAATTGAAATGATACTCGTTCCAGGAGGCAATTTTGCTCCATTATATTGAAGAATCAAAGTTCCTCTTGCTGAAATGGGTCTTGATGGATTATGTCCTGTTAAAGTTGAAACACCTTTAACGCTGGCGGGACGAGTTGCGGTATTGATATTTAATTCTGTAACTGAGTCTTCATTATAGAATAAAATCATACGTCCATAACTAAGAATTATTTGTAATAAATGACCCATAGGAGAAGCCAATGTAAAGTATTGTCCTAATTCTCCATACGAGTTTTTTACAAAATTTAACGCATCTTGGTATAACTCTTGGAAACGTATCCTACTGGTACTGAAAATTTCTGGCATATTATTGTTTTATTTTTAAAAAGGCAAATCATCTAATGTTGAAGACCCGTATTTTTGTGTTAATTTCTTTTCTTGTTTTTTATATTCTTTTAATTTTTTATTACTTACATATCCTGTTCCTTCGCATGTTTCACATTCAACTTCTATTGGACAATATCGGCAATCATGTTCTCCTGTTAAAGGATCATATGAGTTACTATCGTGTTTAGGATATGAACCCAATCCATGACAAATAGAGCATTCTACTTTTCCAATCTCCATATCTTCAATTGGATCTGATTCTTCGTCAAAAGCTTCATTTATATATTTTGCTCTCATATTACTTTATTAAAAGTCCAATTACTTTTTGATCATTGATAAAAATATCGATAACTGCATAATCATATCCATCTGCTTTACCGAATGAAACTTGAGGTGTTATCGAATAATCTTTCGTTTCAGAAATATAACGATCAAATTGCATTTTTATTTTTTCCTCTAAATGTGTTTTGTTTATCTTCGTTTCAAAGATCAAATCTTCAATACCGACTCCAAATGATAAATCTCCAAATATCTGACCTGAATGAGTTCCCAGTATCATTTTAATCTTTGTGATAATTGACTCAATAGCATCTTGATGTTCTAACACACCAAATTGATAGTTTGGATCTTCTGAACTTCTTATGTATAAATCTTTTATCATTTACTTTTTATTTTATATATCTTTATAAAACAAAAGGGAGTCGTTGCTCCCTTATTTTAAATCTAATTTTGGATAAAAGCCTTCATCTTTTCCTTCATCTGTTAATGAAGCCATTTGCCATTGTCTTTTACCCATATAGGCTGGATTCTTAGAACCAAATCCATAAGGAACGTTGTGTTTAGTTTTTGTATCTAAGTGTTGTAAGTATTCTTTTTCAGGTGGTTTTTTCGACCCAATGTATTTTTCGATAGGAATAATTTCAGAAGGCAAATTTCTTTGATAATTATTTTCATAATTATGTTCACCTTTATTTTGCATTCCTTCACGATATATTTCTATCTTCCAATCATTATCATAAATTTTAATATTTTTCTTTTCTTCAATTATGTTAACAATTTGTTTTAATTCTTTATTGCTAGGGTATACCCAGAATGTAATTACTTTGGGCTCCATAAATAAACGTCCTGGATAAGCTTTTTTCCAATTTACGCCATAAGGTTTTGTTTTATTATTAATTGCATGTTCGGGACCACCTCTCCAAAATCCTTTTGTTTCATCATCATCACCATGACTTGCGTTCTTTTTATTAGAAACTAAAACATCAAGTATTTTTTCATTATCTACATCCCAAACTACTTCAAATGCATATGATAAATCATCTGTTGAATAAGGATAGCCTTCCATTCTAAAATGATCAGGAGATTCGAATAATTTAGGATAATGAAATCCTTCAGATATTTCATCATCGTTATCATCCAAATCGTAATCATCCTCATCTTCGAAATATCTTATATCAAATTTAAATTGTGGATTTTTTTCTTTCACCGCTTTTAATAATTTGTCGGTTTCTGTTCCTTGCCATTCAAAAGTATCGCTGGGAACAAATATATCTTCATCTTCCAATCTATCAAATAATAAAAAATGATTCTGATCTTCATAAACACCCCTAAGGTTTTCTTCATCTTCTTGATTATATACAATTGTATCAATAACACTAGCTTTAATAAGAGCATTTGCCATATCACCGTGATTAAAATATTTATGTTTATATGCTACATATAAATTTCCTTCTTGATCTGAAATAGCTCTTACATCTGGATCGAATCCTTCTAGTGATTTAGGATTCTGCATAATAGGTGTTTTGTATTTTCCTATTTTAGTAACTACATTATAAGAATTAATAACTTGAGTGTTATATCCGTGTATTATTCCAAAATTCTTTTCATAATAATTGTCCATTTTGGAACTTTCTAACACTGATTTCTTTCCTTTTTCTTCAACATATTTTTCATGAACAAATCCGCCCCAATGTTTGTGTTTCAATATCATGCGAGAATATTCTTTAAAATCAAGTTCAATTAGCGCAACATATTCAGCATAATCAGAATTTTTAGAGAATAAAACATCTTTAGTTATGTCAAAATACTTACCATCAATTTTATTCCACGCGTGTTCTATAGGAATTCCGTGATATGATATTTCGCCTTCAACATAAGATACGCCTTCGACGTTAGTACAAAGTTGTCCTGCATTTTTATAGCATTCTTTCTGTACTACGTTGTGACGACTATTTTTTAAATACGCATCGATTTGAGGATATTTTTCACGAATTTCAGATGTACTTACATGCTTCAATTCTTTTGCATTATCAACTTTCCATTGCCAATAGTCTGATTGTCTTTGTTCTTTAAACATGCCAGCAACTTGCTTCATGTAATCGATTAGTTCAGATTCATTAACATTTTCAGATAATCCTGTTCCTGTTACAAAATAAGTTTGATTCATTAAAATGAAACAAACTTCGTTATCTTTATCTTTACCAGTTAATTCAATTCTTAAACCAGGGCCGCCAAATCCATAACTGTCTATCTTAATAATTTTTAAAGAATCTTCGAATACATCATCAATATTCTTAAAATATTTATATTTAAAGTTTCCACTAATAATTTTTCCTTTTAATGTCGCTAACCATGTACACCATTGTTGTATTATTTCTATTTGATGACCTACTTTATTGGAAGGGTTGGTGTGTGCGTTAAACTTTTTTAAATATTGATTGGCTATGTCACCAAAATTTATTTTTATTGTGCCAATACCCATATCTTTAACAGGATCCGAATCTGATTCATCATGAAAGCGCTCATTTACATTTTCGAAAAATTCTGTTATTGGTATAAAGTCTGTGTTTTTCATGTATATAACTATTTCATTACCAATCTATTGAAACATCATAAACCAATCGGGTGGGGAATCGCTTTTTATCTTTTCTTTAAGTTCTGCTAATTCTTCAGCTCCTTCAGTTCTTATATCTGCATAATTAATTTGAACACCTCCTAAAAGAGTATAGTTAAATGTACCGATTATTCTAGCTAATTGAAGTTTTCCTCTAGCAATGACCCATTTAATAAAAAGAGGATCACTGTACAAATCTTCTTCAGGAATTTGATTTAATGTTGCTAGAAAAAGAGATTCTGAAGGATCTCTACCAGTGATGATCAATCGTTTAGTGTTAATATTAAAATGATGTTGAATATCTCTTAAGTTAAAAGATCTTGCCAAATCCCAGAAACTCCATTGAATTGTTCTGTATGTTATTTGATCTGATGAAAGTGGACTCAAATACATATCAGCAGCCATTAATCTATCAAAACTCATATCTGGATCATTGATACCAAATGTTCTTTGACCTGAAGTCATTTCATATACATATTTCATTGCCATTACACATGGAGGCAATTGAAATGTTCTTGTAGCTTTCCATTCTGGCGTGTGAAAATATTTTTTGTCAAGAACATACCATGCATCTTGCACCGCGTCACGATACTCACGATACATCCATTCTGCCTCCAATTTAACCAAACGTTCAATTTCGATTGGAGGAAGCGCAAATGGAATTCCGCAACTTCCAGTTATTTCTCCGTTTACTTGACTTACAAATTCTGTTCTTGTCATTCTATTGTTTATTTTAAATTAATGTTCATGATAATAACAGCCCCATCATCAGTTAATGGTTCAGTAGTGACTACGCCTTTGCCTATTTCAAGAATAATATTCTTTGCTAAAGCAGCTTCACTCGAATCTAATGGCCTTACTGTTAAAAAATTTGCGTATGAATCATATTCAAATTTTATACCACGTTTTCTTAAAACAGGTAAAATAGTCTGTTTTATATCCAATGCATTTGACATGTCATAAAAGCAATAGGGTGTTGTTTGTTTAAAATTTGCGCTCACAAATTGTGCTTTCATTTTTGTTATTATTGGTGATTAAGTTAACTATCTAATATTGGCCATCTATTATTGGTTCATACCATTCCATTTGTTTCTTTACAGATAATTTTGACAACAATTTCATCGTCATGTCAGTCATTAAATCCATAAAATGTTCATCTTCATCTAAAGTATCATCTATTACTCGTGTTTTTCCTTCTTCTATTAATGCCTCAATAATTCTATACAAATCCAAAACTATATCAGATGAATTCTGATTTGCACATCTATCTAAGAAGTCTTCCATGAATTCTCTATATGTAATAGTATTACCATCGTAATTCGGATTGCCACCTTTCTTTAAACGTTTCTCAATTTCTTTCTTGATATCCCAACCAATGCCCATATCTTTTACAGGATCGCCATCTTCTGTAAATCCCAATCTTTCATTTACAAGCTTAGCTTTCATGTTTTAAATATTTCTTATTATATTTCGTATAATTCTGTCTGCATCTTCTTCATCTTCAGCAAATAGAAGTTCTCCTCTTCCCATTACCCACCACTCATCACCTCTTTTTTCTTTTCTCAATGGGCCTTCGCGAACTCCTTCAATACCTTTTGAAAATAATAACTCATTTAAATTTTCTCTAACTAATTTCATTACATTTTATTTATTTTGGATATTTCTTTTTATCATAAGCATTGCCATAGCCTACATCATCGGATTTTTTATTCATGCTTTTTATCCAACTGTAATCTCGAATTCCTTCGATTTTAACAGCATCGGTTAATTGTGGCAATGATTGTTGTTTAACTATTATAGTGCTTTTATCATCTGCTTCCATTCCTTTTCCGGGACTGGCAAATTTAATAACACTTTCAGTAACAGAACAATTTATAATTTCTTCATTGTTAACAACATAGCATTTAATGATTTCATTACTTTTATTAACACTTACGCCTTCCATATATGAATCCTGAATCTTGTTGTTGCTAATAAATTTGGAATTATAAACTCTTGCTTTTCCAATATCACATGAAACGAATGAGCAATTTTCCATTATTCCTGATAATTCGCAGTGAACCAAATCCATATCTCGTATTGAGTTTAAAGAATTTGTAAGCTTTCCTTTTCTTAATTGCATTTTTCCTATTTGTGTGTCTAAATTAAATTGGCCTTCACGCAATCCACCATTAATGATCATTTCAAATATAGGTTTTCGTATATTAGTCCAAAACGTTTTAATTGTTTGTAGTGATGTTTGCAAATCAACATAAACTCTTAACTTTTGAAATTCATTAATGAATACTTCAGGATCGTAGAATGCCATTTGCATTTTTTCAAATCCCTCAGTTATTCGTTTCATTTCGAATTCTTCAGCAGCATTGTATTCTTCTTCATTAATACTTTGATAAGTTTTAATAATAAAGTACTCCAATACATTTTTAATTTCTTCAGGTTTATTTGCGTAATCTTTTCCACCTATGTAATTACATTCAAGAATTCCTCTAGTATATTCTTTAAAGTTAATTCCATAGAATTCTGCGTATGGCGTAGTTAAAATATACTTGATGTTAGTTGCGATATCTGATTCATTTATGTAATTTGTGATTGGCGCAATGTTTTTGATTGATAAAGCGTACGGAGAACCCTTTTGTTCAGGGAATCTTTTGTATACTTCGTTTTCATCGAATTTCAAAATCAATCGAGTCGGATCCATCTGAGAAATACTTGTGAGTGTATCGAGATGGCGATGGTTGAAAGATAAAGATACCTTTAACTGTGTATCTAAAGTTGTCTCGCAGCTTTCAGAAATCCATTTCGTGACACTGTCGATTATA